CGGGCTTCGGAAGGGTACCCGTCACGCCGAACCGGTAGGCGATGTGCTTGCCATTCTCGTTGAGCAGCTTCTGCGCGACCGCCGCCTTGATGCCGTGCGCCTCATCCCAGATGAGCGCCTGAAAGTTGATGAGGATGCCCGGGTTGTACTGAAGCGCCTGCCACGTCGCGACGACGTGGGTGTGATCGATGTCCTTGCTGTCGCCTGAGTAGGTGCCAACGTCAAGCCCGCACAGCTCGTACCACGCTGTAGTCTGCTTTACGAGGTCGTCAGATGGAACGATCGTGATGACGGAGCAGCCAGCCTGCCCATAAACGTTCGAGATCGCGGCGGTGATGAGCGTTTTGCCAGCTCCGGTACCCGCGATGATGAACCCAGATCCAGCTTCTACCGCCTTCTGCACGCACTGCGCCTGGTAGGGACGAAGCTCAATGCGCTTACTGTTGCCAAGGTAGACCTCACCGAAAACGTCGAGGCCATCAGCTGCAATGGCGATGCCATCAGCGTCCTCAGCGGTTACGTGACAGGAAAGCTTCACGTCGTGAAGCACGGCGCGCTTGTCAACAAGCTCAACGTCATAGTTCCACTGCACGAGGTAGGGAATTATCTTGTCGAGCAGGCGAACGTATGTTTTTCCGGTTTTTTCAAAGAAGCGGATCTTGCCGTCCCATCTCCCAAGCCGGTATGCAGGCATGAAAAAATACCCGTCCTTATGTATAGCAAACTTATTGCACAGCACTTCAAGATGGGTAGGAGATAGACCGGTAAAGTTACACCAGACCTCGTCCCTCACAGTGAGGATGCACTTCATTAGTTCGAGTCGTGGAGAAGAACGTAGAGTACTTCGGTGTTGTGATCGTACTGGAGGAAGGAGCTCTTGCCGCTTACGAAGTGGCGCTCGATCTTGTTGTTCGCGATGAAGTCTGACCAGTTGACCTTGACGCTACCACCAGCCGTTACCACCGAGGAGACGACACCGAGGAACTTGCAGATACCGATCATCTCACGAGGAGTGATTGGCTGCTGTTCCTCAAGCTCGAGACACGAGTTGTCAAGCTTGACGATCACGTAGCGCACCGATGTCTTGACGACAGCGGCGGTAAGAGAGAACAGCGGCGTTGACGCGGGAACACCGGTGACCGTGAAGCCACTGGAGCCGCCTTGAGCTCCACCCGTAATGCTTCCAGTCCAGATGATTGAGCTGCCTGGAGTACCACCAGAATTTTGCCCTGGCTGTGGAGATGGCGTTGGGATAGAACCGATGCCGGGCCACACCACGTTACCCTTCCCGGAGATAGCCCCACCATCGGTCTCAAAGGAGTCAACGTCGGGGTTGTCCACTTGGTGCATCTTGACGTGGGATTCTGTTCCATCGCCAAAGTAGTTGTGCATCTCCTCCAGCTGACGGAGGGCTTCAAGCATTTGCGCTGCGTTGTTGTAGCTCATAGGATGGCGTCTTGCATCTCGGAGATGCGCAGTTTGGTTATGTGGCCGCACATCCAGCCCATCTGCTGCAGGGACTCGACGATAGCGGAGAGATTATTCTTGAGTAGGACTACCTCAATGATGATTTGGTTGAGCGCGACGATGTCGGGCTCAGCGTTGATGTACGCTTGAATGTCCTTCGCGGACAGAGCGCGTGAGTAGCTCTCGGTGTATTTCTTCCAGAGCTTGCCCACCTTCTTTTCCCTGATGTTGTTCAACCACTCCTCAAGCGCCTTCATCTCTTGGTGAGACTGATCGTAGGAGGACTGGTGGTGAGGCAGCACGCGCATGACTTCCTCGAGACGCCTTTCCTCAAGCCTGAAGATCGGTTCAGCCGCCTTGATGCGCTCCTCGTAGCGAGGAAGCAGGGAGACTATCTCCTCAAGCTTGTCTTCAGATAGCGTTAGCAGGAAGCTCACGTTTAGCCTTCGTGAAAATGAAATCGTCGGTCTGGTAGCTGTAGTCAATCGACGCGGTTTGAAGCTGCCGCAGCGTGTAGACGTCAGTGTAGACGCGAGGTGTTACCGTCAAAATGATGTCGCTCTTTAGCGGTGGGTTGAAGAGCAGCTCGATGGATATCCCAAGCGAGTCACAGACCAACCGGATGCCTTGAGCTCCAGAAAGTTCAATGAGGCGCAGGATTTTCGCCTGCGCGCAGTACGTCAGATAATCGTTCACGGCGAGAGTGAGAGGGACCGAAGTCCCTCTCTTCCTTCTTACTTCTCGTCAGCTACAAGACCAACAGCGTCGATGACTTCCTTGATCTTTTGGTTCAGCTTGCGTGGGGATACGAACACCTCGCGGTTCTGATACCAAACGTCGGAGCCGTCAGCGGCCTTTGTTGGGTAGTGGAGGACGAAGCCGCCCTTGATTACTTCGATGGTGATGGAAAAGTCTTGTTCGAGCATGTTCATTCTCCTACTTCGGTGAGGACGTCTTCGGTCGTGTCATTCGCCATGAGCTCGAGGACGGTCTTTTCAGCCTCAACGATCTTCGGATGAGAAAGGATCTTTCCGACCAACTCATCATCGAGGTGCTTGGTTTGGAACTTGATGACGTCTTGACCAGGAAGCTCAAGCGATTTCCACGCTCCTGCCGCCTTGATGACGCCCGCATCTTCCATCAGATCCAGCAGACCAGAGTAGGGCTCCATACCAGATGCGTACGGGACTTCCACCTCAGTCTTCATGCCGGTCTGCGCGAAGCGCGACTTGTACGTCTCGACCTTCATGCGAACTCCGATAAGCTCAGCACCTTCCTTGAGCTTCGCTGGGATGATCAGCATGATTTGCGAGCACGAGTAGCGGATCGCGTTGTTGATGATCCAGAGTCCCTGTCCATTCATCAAGTCTTGGTTCGGGTAGACTTGGTGGGTGACGAGGAAGGTCATCGGGTTACGCTTGATGCGCGAGACGATCGTGCGAAGAAGCTGCTTGGATTGACGGGCCTTCTGACCCATGTCTCCACGCTGCTCACCCTTTTCGAAGTGCTCGTTCTCGGTGGTCGTCAGGAGCATGTCCAGCGAGTCGAGTGCGATTACAACCTTCGGGCTGTCGGGATTGTCACGCCCATACGTCTTCTCGTACATCGTGATGAACTCGGATACGACGGTGACAACGTCCGCGAACGTGGTGACACCAGCGTACTGGAACTTGTCCTCGCGAACGTCCACCCCAATCTTTGTGAGGTAGCCGATGTCGAGAGCGTGCTCCGAGTCCATCATCAGAACGAAGGCACCTTCTGCCTGGGCGTTCTTGACGATGTTTGAAAGGATGAACGACTTACCAGCGCCGGACGGACCAGCGAGGCAAGTGATACGACCTTGGGGGATGCCCTTCGTAAAGGATCCCGAGATCAGGCGGTTGAGCGCCAGATTCCCGGTTGAGATCCAGAACTTAGGTGGCGAGAAGTCGGTGACAATGCTTTCCGACTTCGCCAAGGTCTTCTTGAAGTCCTTGAGGAAGCTAAGTGCCATAGGACCTCCGATTATTCAGTCTTGGCGTTGGCTTTCGCGCGGGCGCGAAGTTGTTCCAGAACGCTGTTGGCTTTGCTCGGAGCTGCTGGGGCAGTTGCCGCGGTGGCTTCTTCCTTCGTCATCGCAGGAGCCTCAACCTTCGCCGCTGTCGCCGTAGGAACACGGGCTGGCAGGGTCGTGACTGGGGCTGCTACGGCGACGTCGTCACCATCGTCATCACCTTCAGAGAAGGCCTGACCGGTTTGGTCAGCGACAAGCATCGCTTCCACCGTTGCGACGTCCAGCTTCTTGCCACGGTAGTCAGCAAGGTTGAACAGCGTCAGGGCTTCGATAATCTCGTCGTCGAGGTCCGTTTGCTTTGGCGCGAAGTTGGAAGTGACATACGAGTTGTTGCCATCACCGGACTTGGTCTTGCGGAAGCGGAAGTTGTAGCCGCCCTTGAACTCGTACGGAGCTTCTTCGAGGTCACCGGACTGGAACGCCGCCTGGATTTGCTTGAAGATTTGCGGACCGAACTCGACGAGCTTGACGAGTTGGTTTTGATCGTGGTCGATCGGCGACTCGATGACGATGACTTGACCGATGTACCCCTTCTTGCGGTAGTACTTCTTGCCCATCGCGTCGTTCTTCTCGTCGTAGTACTTGCGCGACAGATCGCAGATTGGGCAGCGCTCGCCGTGCATTTGCAGGCATGCCACCTTCTCGCGCTTGCCGTTAATCACCAGCTCGTGCTGAAGATTCTCAACGAGAAAACCAAGGGAGTTGTCGGGATCGAGGTCGGGAAGGAATCGAACTACTGCGACTCCATCGTCAGGCATCTTCCAGAACGGATAGAAAAGCTTCCATGTTTGGTCGCCTCCGCCGGAACTAGCCTTCTTGTCAAACGCTGCCGACAGGGCGGCAAGCTTATCTTTTGCAGACATGTGTTTCTCCTAAAGTGTAAAGTCAAAATGACGAAACCAATAAACGCGTGAGTGCATCACGCCCATTATTTATTGGCGGTCAACCAGAGCTCACTCAGGGTGAGGAGCTCGTCAGCGATGGGTGGGGTTCAGCAGAGGGAGCAGACGAACGCCGGCTCCGTATTTCAACGGTTCAATCGTATCACGCGTTGCGCGTGGTGTAAACTAGGATAGGCTGAGGCAGCTGGGATCGAAAGGATAGTCGTCTGCGAATGTCGCGACGCACTCGGCGATGAAGGTGGTGCGATCTTCGAGGGTTCGAAACCAGAACATGTACGCGAAACCTCCACCACCGTAGCACGTTCCACCGTCGATGACAGATTGAATGTAGTCAAAAACGCCATTCACGCCGATCTCTATCGTCGAGTTACGCACGGCGTTCTGAAATTTCGCCCACCACGCCCGATCCTGGTCAGTGAAGATGTTGGGCCTGTAGGTGTTCATCCACACGTCTTGTGGGAATGCAGGATCAGTGGCTATCATGTAGACCTTAGAAGTGAATTTCGCCGAGCAGTTGTTGGTTCGGCTTCGTCCCATCTACAACCAGGACAAAGTCCACATCATCACCGGGAAGAGCTTCCTGTTGCTGCATGTACATGCTGCGAACTATGTGCTCAGGAACGGCCTTGTCGCCGCGCGTTGATTGACGCTCGATCACCACGTCGAGGGGAACCATTACCTGAACTCCCCACACCGTGAAGCCAGCGGCGCGAAGTTCCGCGGTACGAGCGGAGCGCTTCTTCCGCATCTCGGCGGTATCCACGATGACCACGTCGGCCTTGAGCGCGTCACGCCACTCCTTCTGCGCGAAGGAGCTGAACTCCGACTTTCGATCTTCAGCGCACTCGAACGCGATGCGGTAGGCTTCCGCTTCCGTCGCCGGCTGCTTAGCGGCGAGAACGTTGCCAGCAAACTGCAGGCGGCACGTATCCAACGAGTAGTGGAACACCACGTCATTCTTGAAGTGAGTTTCAAGATGCTTCGAGAGCGTGCTCTTGCCGCATCCCGAAGGACCGATAAGGATGAACGCCATCTTACTCTTCTTCGTCATTGAGGTAGTCCTTTTTGAAGTCATACGCCTCTTCGTGATCTGGGAACCGGCACTTTTCACGGCCGATACCTAGCTTGACCACGAGACCACTTCCATCTGTGCAGTAGTCCTCGAACGCCTGGCGGTTGTCGCGCTGATCAGATAGCCAGTACGAGACGACAAGGAACGCGACAACGATCACGAGGACCATTCCCGTCGCCTTTGCTACTGCCCTTGCGTATTGCTCGAACATTCGACTATCCACTTTTCAGGTTTTACTTGACCCCAGAAGTTCTTGTTCCAGGTCTTTCCATCATCCCACTTCGCAAGAAGCTTGTTCATCTCCTTGCAGTGCTTCTTCGCTTCCTTCTCGGTGTTGTAGCCGAGCCCGTAGCCCTGCGGATCAGAAGGGCTG